AGAAGAAATATTTAAATTAGAAGAAGACAGAAAAAGTTACACAGTTAATGACAATGTCATAAAGCTTAACTTTGGAACAGAAACTGAGGGGGAAGCATGAGCTATAAAAAAGCTGTAGATAAACACTTTAAAAAACGTAATCAAGGCAAAGATTGGGATGAAGAATATAGAACCTACAAAGGTTCACTTAATTTAGATGAGGAAAAAATTGTGACGGACAATGTTAATCACCCACCACACTATAAAAAAGGATCAATAGAATGCTTGGATGCAATTAAAGCAAGCATGTCCTTTGAAGGATACAAGGGATACTTAAAGGGAAATGTTGAAAAATACATTTGGAGGATGGACTATAAGGGAAAATGTTTAGAGGACTGTAAAAAGGCCAGTTTCTATTTACAGAGACTTATAGAGCATATTGAAGAGAATAATAATAATGGAAAAAGTAAAACTTAGGGTCTTAATTTCTATTGAAATAGATAAAGAAATATATCCAGTTCCGGCTGACGAAGACATTAAACAAGACATAGACGATATACTATCTGACTTCCTACACGAACAAGATGGAATAGAAGTAAACAGAATTAAAATTGAGGGGAATATATAATGAACTTACCAACTGACTATCAAAACTTTATAGCACTTAGCAGATATGCGAGATATAGGGATGACCTGCAAAGAAGAGAATCGTGGAAAGAGACAGTAGACAGATATATTAGTTATATGAAAAACAAAGTAACTTTAACTAATAGTGAAGTTGTTAAATTAGGTAGAGCAATTGAAAATTTAGATGTAATGCCATCCATGAGAGCCTTAATGACGAGTGGTGCAGCACTAGATAAATGTAATGTTGTGGCCTATAACTGTAGTTATTTACCTATTGATCATCCTCGTGCCTTTGATGAGGTTATGTACATTCTCATGTGTGGCACAGGGGTAGGTTTTTCTGTAGAGAAAGAAAGCACAGACAAACTCCCATCCGTCAATGAACATTTTGAAGAAAGTGAAACTACAATAGTTGTAGAAGATAGCCGTAGTGGTTGGGCAAGAGGTTATAGAGAATTGATTGCTTGTTTATATGCAGGTCAAATTCCTAAAATTGATGTAAGTAAAGTTAGAGGATCGGGCGAAAGATTAAAAACTATGGGCGGTAGATCAAGTGGCCCTGCACCTTATTTAGACTTGTGCCAATTTACAGTAGAGGTTTTCCAAAGAGCAAAAGGACGTAAGCTAACATCACTAGAAGTGCATGATATTGTTTGTAAGATTGGTGACATAGTTGTAGTAGGTGGTGTTCGCAGAAGTGCTTTAATTAGTTTGTCAGATTTAGATGACAGAGCCATGCAATCAGCTAAAGCAGGTGAATGGTATTTATCTCAGAAACAAAGATCACTGGCAAACAACTCAGCCGTCTATAACGGCAAACCACCAGTTGGGACATTTATGGAAGAGTGGCTATCACTTTACCAATCACATTCTGGTGAAAGAGGTATATTTAATCGTAAAGCTGCTAAAGATAAAGTAGCAGAAAATGGAAGAAGAAAAACAGATCATAGCTTTGGCTGTAATCCTTGTTCTGAAATTATTCTCAGACCTTATCAATTCTGTAACTTGTCTGAAGTTGTTGTACGTTACGATGACACTCTAGAAACATTAAAAGAAAAGGTTAGAATTGCTACAATCTTTGGAACATACCAAGCTACACTCACAGACTTTAAATACTTGCGAAAAGTATGGCAGAATAACTGTGAGGAAGAAGCATTGTTAGGTGTAAGCCTTACAGGTTTAATGGATCATTACGTTCTTTCAAAGACGGAAGATGCAAAAAGATGGCTATCTGAAATGAAGCAAGTAGCTATTGATACAAATAAAGAATGGGCTGAAAAGTTAGGTATAAACCAAGCAACTGCTATTACCTGTGTTAAGCCTAGTGGAACTGTCTCACAGCTTGTAGACTCAGCTAGTGGATTACATGCAAGACATTCAGAGTACTACATAAGAACTGTCAGAGGAGACAATAAAGACCCAATGACACAGTTGATGAAAGGGCAAGGCATTCCTAATGAGCCAGACCTAATTCATTCAGAAGACAATACTGTGTTTTCATTTCCTTCTAAGTCACCTAAAAAGGCTATAACAAGAAATGAAATGACTGCTATAGATCAGCTAGAAGTCTGGAAAATGTATGCAGAGCATTGGTGTGAACATAAACCATCAGCAACAATATCAGTAAGAGAAGACGAATGGCCTTCAGTAGGTGCATGGGTATGGGAAAACTTTGATATTTGTTCTGGAATAAGTTTCTTACCTACAGACGATCATGTGTATCAACAAGCACCATACCAAGATTGTTCTAAGGAAGAATATGACAATCATGTAGCTCTTATGCCTAAGAGTTTAGATTGGGGGGCTTTAGCTGAATTTGAGAAGGGTGTAGATAATACTTCCGGGGCAAGAGAACTTGCTTGTTCAGCAGGGTCATGTGAAATAGTGGATATAGCATCTTGAATATAGAATTAAATGAATTAGAAATAGAGATTGGCAGATCAATTGCCAAAAAAAGATACTCAGCTAATCGAAAAGGGAATGTAAAAAATACTCTTCTCGTAAAGACTAAAAAGGAAAAGATAGCCCTAGATACTGAAGGTGTTTTATCTGAACTAGCTTTCTGTAAGATAGCACAGGTATATCCTAGTGAAGTGTTTGATATAGGGCTGCGTAGTAAAAAGAATGGAAAAGACGCAGGTGATGCATTTCTAGGTGGCATTGCTGTTGATGTTAAATCTACTAAGACACAAACAGGTAGACTTATTTCTATGTTCAATAATAAAAATGTAGACTTTTACGCATTAATGATTGGAGAGGAAGGAAGTTATAGACTGGCTGGCTTAATGGAAAGTGACATTCTTTGTGTAGACAGCAGATGGGGACATCATGGTGTATTTAAAAAGCCTTGTTACAAAGCTGAACAGGATGAACTTATGTCTTGGGACAAGTTCGTGAAAAATAAGACTTGACAAAGTAGTTAATTATGAGTATAAAAGTAAAAAAAGAAAATCCTATGCAGTCCTTTTTTAGAGAAGGGTCAAGTGCATTTATTACAGGAAAACTAGATAAAAGAGGTCTTCTAATTTCTAATCCTTATAATGAAGGCTCAGTCAAACATAGAGAGTGGGAGAGGGGTTTTAACTTTGCTTATGCAGAGAATATTAGGAAGAAGTTAGGTTATGCCAACAAAACTAGAAAAAGAAATTGAAAAATTTTATGAAGGAAAAAAGATAATGATTACAACTTTAGATGAATATCAAAAGGAAGCACGAAAGACTGCTATATATCCTGATCAATATAAAGTTACATATCCAGCACTTGGACTTGCCAGTGAAGCAGGGGAAGTAGCAGGGAAAGTTAAAAAGATTTTGCGTGACACTCCAAAAGAAATAAAAACTTTGGGCGATCTAGAAAAGACCAATGAAGGTGAAACGCAACTCAAGAAACTCGCAGCAGAAATTGGTGATGTTCTCTGGTATTGTGCCGTACTAGCAGAAGATTGTGGTATTACTCTCAGCCATATTGCCAATGAAAATATTGCGAAATTGCAGAGCCGTAAGCTGCGAGGTGTTCTGCAAGGCAGTGGTGACTCTCGCTAGTCATCTCAGCCAATCACATCTCCTAAAATGTGGCCTTCACAGACTTTTGTACCCTCTAGAGTCTGTGGAGGTTTTTTTATGCAATTGTTCAAAAAACGACTCGTTTTAAAGCCCCTCAGAGGGGTGGAAAGACATGCCCGTGTATGATTGTACCCCCCAAAAATGGCTAATTTCGGCTAACTAAACCACCTCTGTTGAAATTCTGTGTAATCTCTCCAATCGCTTCCTGAATCATTCCCAATCCGTCTTTTAAAGTTATATCAGCAAACTCTGACATAGTATCTGTATCAGCAATTTTTTTCGGTTTAATTGACTCTACTATTTTTTTAAGTGTAGGTGTTCTGTCAAGTAATCTTTGATCAGCTTTCTTTCTTACAACTGATCCACTAGTTAAATTTTTATTACCTAGTACAAAGCCAGAGAAATTATCTGATATATCACCCATTTTAATTCTGTCAGTAACCTCTCTTGCTCTTTGTATAGTAGAACTATTTGCTCCATGATTTGAAAGTCTATACTGTAATTTCATTAAAAAAGAAAGAGCATGGATATTTTCAGCTTTTTGTTTTGGCAGTGCCTTAGCTAAAATGTCGAGTGTATGTTCACTAGACCCAATGAATGTATCATTAAGACTACTAAACATATTAGTCATAAATTTATCGTAAGTTCCTCTTGCTCCACCTTCTGTGTAAGCACCTAATCCTTTAGCCTGTTTAAGATTTTGTCTTATCTGATGGTATAATTTTAAAGCTTCTTTATTTCCTGCCTTAGATTTTGCATAACGCATATCTGACTTGTCAACAACCTCACCTGCAATGCTTCTATAATTATCAACAAACTTTTCTAACTCATAAGTCCAATCTTTTGTTTCTCTAAATACCTTATTTGATTTGACTATACCTAATGCAACCTCTTCAGATAATTTAGGGTCATCTCTTAATATTTTTGGCTTATCTAATTTTTCTGGTCTAAATGCTACAGTTTCAAATTCTGTATGTAAACTTTTAGGCAAGTTAGCTGTGTCTGCCCAAGAACCTGTCAACTCGTTATAAACATTTTTATGACTTGTTAAAGTATCAGCATTAGGCTTATTACCATAAGATAAATTTCCCCCTATTATTTCAGCATCATCGCTAAATATTTTTTGGTCAGAAGGTGCGTCAGTTTTATATTTACCACTAAATATTTGTGACTGAGTAAGAAGATTAGGTTGGCCTATATTAGCTTGATAATAGCCCTCTGGAGTTACATTAACATTACTTTTAGGCATTTTAGTATATACAATATCATCAATCATATCATCTATTTGTTTTAAACCCCGATCAGTTAATTCATATTTGTATAAATCCATTTTTTTTGCATATTCACTAGAATCATCTGGCACTTTTTTTAAAGTAATAGGTTCTCCCATTTGCCTTGTAAAACTATGAGCAGACATAATAGGATCACGAGACAAAGACAGTCCATGTACATTAAGCTCCATATGTCTTCCAGACGAATTTGTATTTAATCCAGCAGCACCAGTGAAACTTTCATAAGCAGAAAAGCCTTCATCTCTTAAACCTTCTTTTCTAACTGAAGGTATTTGCAATGTTACTTCTTCCTCTAAATTATTACGATAGGTATGTCCACCAGTTGCATTTTTACCACGAGATTTTAAAAGCTTATATAAAACGTCACTTCTTCCTCCGGGAAGTAAATAGCCACTATCATCAAACTTATCTAAAGGTGCATCTTCTAAAGACTTTATTTCTTTTTTAGTAAAGGGTTTAAACCCCATCTGTTTTGCAACATCAGGATTAGTAACTCTTTCTAATAAACCACTTGGGGCAGAAAATCTTGTATTATAAGAACTCATACTTTGAGCAGCATGGTATAACTTTTTATCTGGCCTTGGCTCTGATTTAAATTTAGTTTCTGTTTTAGCTTTATTTAATGGAAGCTCTAATTGTTTGTCCTTATCTACTAATTTTAAACCACCTTTAAGTGCCTTTTTACCTTTTCTAAATGCGTATCCAGCAACAGGTATAGTTCCAAGTGTGGACAGTAGTCCATAGCCTGCTCCTGCTGTTTTAAGGCCTACATTGCCAAGCTTTGTTTCAGCATCATTGTTCCACAAGTCTTTTGCAAACTTCATATCTTCAGGATA